TTTGTACCTTTCGGAATTTGGTGAAAAATATTTGCTTTTTCACTTATTTTCCTCTTGACATTTCACCGCTGGACTTATCAGTTATTTTCTAATTTTTCTACTCTTTCGAGCAGGTCTTTTATTGTATTAAATATATCACTCCTTCCTATACAAATCGGCTTTCCGTCTATATAGATATATTCCGCTATATCTCCGTCTTCCGTCAATATATATACGGTTCTTTCGTCATCACTTTCATTTCCCGATTTTGATGTTATGCTTATATTGTCAATCCCCATTTCAACGCTATTTACATAAGAATAAATCTCAAGTCCCGTAACCTTACTTGCGGACTTATCATAAAAATCAATCTCACCGCTTAATTTTGCTGATTCATTATTGTTTGTAATGCAATATGATACCGTTTTTGACTCGTAATTGACTTCTATTCGGCTATGAACCCAACAGTTAAAAAAGTTGTCTTTCCACGTCAAGTCACTGTTTATGTAATAATACTTTCCGTCTTTTGTACCTTGCGTGAAAACAACTCCTGTACTGTCATACGAACCTCTACTTGATTCTCCCGGACGCTGTGCCAAATCAGACAGTCCTATATACCAGCGGTCGGTATTTATTTTCGTATCAAACTCAATTATCAGTTCTTTTGCATTTGCCGTATATTTTGAAAAGTCCAGATAAGCAAAAGCATACATATTTGCAGCATTTGAACCGGTTACAATTTTTTGATACTTGTTGCCGTCACTTTCTTCCGCAACAGATACAGTACATCTATTTATAGCATTGAATTTTGAAACACCGTCTGAAAAACCAAATTCAACAGACATTGACGGCAGTACGCCTACAACTTTTTTCTTCAGATACCCTTCTGTTTCAAGCATAGCCACATCAGCCTTACCGTTCCAATTTTGCTTGTCACCGGCAGTAACGTGAGTTTCATCACTGCCGATATGGTTATTCACTATATCCTCAAGTGCATCTAAATCTTCGCCTTTTGCCAATCGTATATCTTCCGGCATACTTTATCACCCCACGCTATTCCTTTACAAAATGATCTTTAGGATTATAATAAATATAATTGTTATCCGTACTCCAACCATTCCAAGAAAGCTTACTCACAATGCCGCTGCTGATACTCCACAAGTATCTATGGCGTCCATATACCGTTCCGTCCGGATAGATTACAGCCTGAACATTATATATTTCACTTTCGTCACCGGATTCGGCTGCCCACGACACTAAAAATACGGGTGCATTCGATTTATTCGGCAGTTGAGCGTTATTTCCTACCTGCACTATATCAGTCTTATATGTACCGTTTTGATACTGACTGTATGTAATTCCGAAACTGTCAATATTACTGCAAGTGCCGATATTATCTTTATCAAACAACAGCAGAGCATAAGTGCTGTCCAATGTTGAAGATACCAATTCGGAGATTTTTTTATCCACTGCTTGCACCAAGTTCTGTACAAATGCGGTTGTTGCTATTCTCGTTGAAATATCAGATGACGGCGGAGTCGGAGATTTCGGTGTACCCGTAAAACTTGGTGAATTTTTGTCCGCTTTGCCTGACAATGCCGTCTGTATGCCTTGTATCAGTCCCTGCACAAAAGCAGTAGTAGCAATCTGTGTAGAATTTGTACTGCTTGACGCAGTCGGTGCGGTTGGTGCACCCGTAAAACTCGGTGAATTTTTATCTGCCTTAGCAGACTCCAATGTTTTAATAAGTGCGTCGATATTTGTAAAATTCTCATTGAGCACCTCTATATCAATAGTGTCGGACGGTGCCGGCAGTTTAAAATTATGATTTGATGTGTATTTCATTTTTCACGCCTCCTTATAAAAAATGTGCATATGGCTTATTATCTTTAAATACCACATATGCGTTTGCTCCATTTTCTCTTAAATATACCTCATTGTTTTCTACATACAGCCACGTTCTGCCGTCATAATCTTTAACACCTCCCCATGTAAATATTTTTGCATTGCCCCATGTCCCAAGTTTTTTCTGTACTTCGCTCCAAGTATTGCTTTGAAACTCATAATTGACTTGAAGATGTGCGGGCTTAACCTCATCCACTGCCGATTTTATCTGTTCAAAATTATACGGCACGCCTTTACGTCCGCTGAATTTAACAGCTACTGTATAATTTTTATAATCCTCGGTTATTATACAGCCTGTCCTGTCATACATTAAAATAAGCTGTTCAAGTTCCGATTTTGTCAGAAGATTATTTCCTTGCAGTCTTGCAATTACTCTTGCTCTCTTAGTTTCATTATCTGCCGTAATTTCAGACAGTCCTACGTCTTTTTCATGCAGCAGAAAACTATCTGTGGTAGTAATAAACAGACGCTTATCTTCATCAGAAATATCTTCCGAAACTTTATCAAGTATTGTTTGAACCACACTGTAAAAGTCCTTTACCGTCTTTGATTTTCTATAGTAATTCGGAAGTCTGTCAATCATTTCAACACCACGCTTTCAAGCACTGGTACAGCTCCGTCTGCTATTTTGATATTTTCTGTTCCGCTGTTGACCTTTAAATCCGTATAATCCTCAACACCCGATATTGATAATATAAGGCTGCCGATTTTGGCATACGATATATATTCCTTTTTTATTGCCTCTCCCGACAAATAGTCTTTTAATACATTTTCAACTGTTGTCTGTATATCTGATGTATTATCAGCTGTCAGCCTAACTGATATATTTATCATAACAGGTGACGCACTGACCACTGTAACTTCTGCACCGATTGGTCTGTTTTCCTCAATGTGCTCTTTCACTTTTGAAATAAGTTCACTGTCTGCGGGACGGTTATCAGCATCTACAATTACTATTTTTACTGTCCCCGCTCCGTTCCAAAGCGGTATTACTTTTACATCTCCTACTCCGCTTACTTCTTTTGCCCATTCAATATAATGATATTTATTTCCGCTGACATTCGGACGTGACACTTTTTCAAGGTATCGTTCCAATAAGTCTGCATCACTCTCCGCATCATAACCGCCTGTAAAATCCGTTATATTCTGAACGGCTGTAATTCCGGGAAGCGTTATAGGGAATCGATTTATATCTCCTTTTTTCACATTGCCTGCACTTCCCGAAACAGTGCAAGTCGCACCGACTTCAACAGAACCGTTTTCAGCAATGCTCACTGTTTCATTTACTTCAAACAGGACATTATCCGCCGCAACCTTTGCACCTTTCAAAATCACTTCACCTCGGTTTCCGCTGATTAGCAGTGTACCTTTTGAATAAGTGGCTGTTTTACGAACTATATTCTGCTCGGCTGTCTTGCGGTCAAGGTATTCTCCCTCTGCCGTCACGGCAAATGTGTTTTCTGACAATCTGCTTATCCTTTTCTGCAAAAGATATATTTGTTCTGCCACGGGATAAAGAAGATCATAAAAAAACGAGCCGACCGAAATATCATATTCTTCCGGCACGCTCGACAGCATATATTCAATTATTTCATCAAGTGTCATATGGTGTACACCTCCGCACTTTCTCCGTAAGCTGTGTTTAATGTGAAAGATATTTTAAGTATCGCTCCGACTTTCTCTGCTGAAAAACCGCTCATACTATAAATATCCTCGTTCCGCAAAAGTGCTGTTTCTATTTCTCTGCGAAGTTCCGATTCTGCGAAATCAAAGTTATATGATTTTCCTATCACCAAATCTTCAATATTTGCACCGTATTGTTTGTCTTTGTATATGGAGTATCTGTAAAGCTGTGTACGCATACATTTTTGTATCCATAGCTTAAGAGCATTAATGCCCGATAAAATAACAGGATTACCGTCTTTCATAACAAATTCGCCATTACCGAAATCAAAATCAAATGTCTTTTTCATTATTCGGTTACTCCTATCACAACAAACTTGTTGTCGTTGTCATACGGCAATAAAACTACTTCTTTTCCAAGGTATTTGTATTCCGTATGATTGTCCCGCTCTTGTGTTTCATAAATATCAAAGACCGATTTTATATCACTGTCATCAAGTAAAATATTGTTTCCAAGCTGTATTACAAGTTTCGGCAGAGATATAATCCTGCCGAACATCGGTGTGTATGATGACGGATTGTCTCTTGCTTTTATGTGCCTCGCTAAATCTGTAACTCCACTCATATCATTTTTCCTTTCCACGAAAAAAGCGACTACCTAAGTAATCGCTTTACATTTTAATCTTCTTTTATATATTCTCTAAAAATATCTCTTAGCATAAATATGACATAAGCATACTGCATTATAAATTAGTTATTCTGCACCTTTTCAAACATTATTTTGATAAATTCGTCCTTTGTGAGTTTTCCGTCTAAAACTTTCATGCAAAGTTCCTTTTCGTTATCAGAGATCTTATATCCTTCCATTTCGACAGATGCCACTGCATTATTCAATGCCATTTTCTTTTCTCTCAATGAAACTTGTTTCATAAAAAACTTCTTTCTTAATTGATGTTAATATTCTCATATATTTTTATCAATACATAGACTACCTAAGTAATCATTTTAATCTTCTTAATCTTCTTTTTCCGATTCTTTAATTAGGTCTTCTGCTTTTTTGCATCCGCCTTCTACCCATTCTTCAAATTCAGTCTGTACTCGCACAGACTGATTAATTTGTTCTTCCACCGGTTACACCTACTTTACTCGTTATGAAGATTATTATACCACAACACATACTTTAAATCAACTGTTCATACAAGTTTACTCAACTCCAGTTTATCAAAATGCCAGCCGTCTTTATAACTGTGACTTGTGCTTTCGATTGCATACTTCACACCGTCTACCGATATAACTTCTCCGGCTCTGGTATAGCTGTCATATTTCTCTACTATTTCAAACGAAAAAGTTTCATTCACCTTTGCATTTTCGTTAAGCTCACGTTTTGCAACTGTATCGGCATTTTCTTTTTCGGTATCTATCTTAATAATTTTCTGCAAAAAGCCATATTTATCAATAAGGTCACGGTTCTGCAACACCATCAATTCCTTATATACATTATCCTTTTCAGAGGTTATTTTAATAGAGTTGTACATATCCTCAATAGACGTGCTATGGCTTACATTGCCTCTGTAATCAATCGAATATCCCTGTCTTACATTACTCGCCACTTGAAATTCAGGATAGGCTGTCAAATCTCCGATTTTGTATATTCTCAATCCTTCCGGCACAAAATCAAAGTTATAATTCCCGCCGCACTTTTCAAGAATATCTTTGAGTATATCCGATACGGTTTTATCAAAATATATCTGCTTTATATTTGCAGTCAATTCCGGCAGCATTACAATAGATATAGACAAGTCATTACAGATTTCTTTGATAGCATTGGCTGCCGAAATATTTTTAAACTGATATGTCTGACTTGTTTTATTAAGATACCACCCAAGGTCAGCAATCGTATATTTATTACTGTTCTTGTCACCGTCATCTGCCTTTGTTATTACTCCACGAAAAATCTCTGCATTTGTTACCATTCGGATAATATCGCCGACTTGCGGTGTGTACATCAAATCTTTCAGATATGCTGCGTCAGTTTTCGCTATATCAAAAGACATTGTAGTTGCAAGTTCATATATACTGTTTTTCCATGACAGATTTCCTATCATTTCGGTTA